TCGCGCCACTCAGGTCCGCGCCACTCAGGTTCGCGCCACTCAGGTCCACGTCCCTCAGGTCCACGTCCATCAGGTTCGCGTACCTCAGGTTCGCGTACCTCAGGTTCGCGTACCTCAGGTCCGCGCCACTCAGGTTCGCGCCACTCAGGTTCGCGCCACTCAGGTTCGCGCCACTCAGGTTCGCGCCACTCAGGTTCGCGCCACTCAGGTTCGCGCCACTCAGGTTTGCTTTTGCCTTCACCGCCTCTTCGACGGCGGTCGTCACATTCTCCGCGGTCTCACTGTGAAACAGGGTGGCGGACGTGAATCGGTGTTTGATGGTGTATGACATGTTAGTTCCCTTCCGTATTGGTGAGTGCGAGAGCGGCGAGACGTTCCGGGGACACTTCGAGGGCGCCCCTGAACCCGGAAGCGTTGATGTGCTTGGAGGTGGTGATGGAGTGGTATTCACTGGTCCGGTACTTGGCGTGGTTGGGTCCGAACACTTCGACGGCGACCAGGGTCTGGTAGCTGAAGACCAGAAGGGCGGTCTGCCCCAGGTGCACTTCGTTGTGGTTGGCGCTGATGCTGGTGTGAGTGATGGACATTGTGTTTCCTGTATTTGGGTAGGCAGGCCGGGACAGTCTCCGGCGGGACGTAGAGGAGGGGAAGAGTTAGCGAATTTGTCCGCGCCAGAAATCCGCTTCGCCGCGGTACATCTCACGCACGGGGGCAGAGGCGCCACGACACGCCGCTTTCAGGTTGGCGAGGATTGACGGAATCTCCGCCTGGATGTCATCGCCGGCCGCCTGCATCAACTTCAAGAGCTGGCGCCCTTCAGTGATGCCGGCGACGTATTCAGCGGAGACGTGTTTGTCGTTGTCCTGGTTCAGGCCGTGGATGCAGGTGCTAGGGCTCATGGCTCAGCCTCCCAACGCGCGGAGGGCTTGCTTGCACAGGTGGACATCAGCGGACACCGATGCTCCACCCGATGACGCTGGAATGTGGCGCAGGATCTTGCGGAGTGCTTCCTTGGCTTCGGCCAATGCCGCCGCCGGATCCTCGATCCCCGCGCAGGCGTTCACGCATGCGACGATGCGGGCAGCATTGGCCTCCTCCGCATCCATCCGGAAGTGCGTATTGCAGCGGGCCACGACGTTGCGGTTCTGGTCCTCAACGAGGACACTCCCGGTGTAAATCCACGGCGCGGCGGTGTGTTTGGTGGTGCTCATAGCTGGTGTTCCTTGTCAGGTGTATGACGACATTATACGAGGTGGTTCCGTCTTTCACATCCTGGCCCGGTCATTCATCGTCGTGGTGTGTCACACCACCATATTTCTGACATGCCTGGGAAACGAGTGTCGCCATGTTGCATTGCGGGCGCAGGGACCAGAGGTGGCAATAGCTGTATACGTACGCCATGGCGCGCTCACCGGTGGCGTAGTCGTCCGCAGACAGGTGCGCAAAGTTTGGGTCGGCGACCACCGCTTTCAACACTTGCAGGTCGCGCTTCACTTGCGTGCCGGTGCGCGTCCACAGGACTTCCTTGAGTGCAGCCCGGAAGGCTTTACCCAGGATTTCAGCGGCGAGGGATTGGTGTGGGGTGTTCATGACGGTTCTTCCTCTTCATCGGTGTTCCAGGCGCTGAACCGCGATCGGTCGTACGGTCCTGGATGGTTGTGCAGGTAGGTCTGGCAAATCTGGTGCAGCTGCGTGGCGAACTCCTGGGCGCGCAGCACGTGGTCCAGGTGTGTGGGGTATTTATCTGCGTAACCAGGGGCGCGCGCGAAGCGCAGGACTTCCGGCAGCGCATCAAGGCAGACGCGCATGTGGTCGCGTATCCACTCCATCTGGCCGGCGCTCTGGCTGCCTTCCCGGGGGTCTATGGTCCGCCGCAACACCTCACTCAGCCGGTACCGGGCCTGCGCCACTTTCAGTCTGCAGCCTAGAAGGCCCGGGGTCCGCATCTGCGCCGCCTCCCAGCAACTGTCGGCCGCATCCGGCACGCGCAGATACAAGCGCTGGCCGGGAGTGAGGTGGCGGGTGTACGGACGAGGTTCGCGACCGCGTGGGCTCGGCATAAATGAAGTGCTCCGACGCGCGTTATATCACGCGCAATAACAAGTCAAGTTAGAGTATTCGGTCTACGAAAATAAAAATGTTCCAAACGTACTACACCTGGGTCTTTCCGTATACAGCAGGTTGTATGGGTAATGGGTATTCTAAATTATGAAGCCGAGGAAACTGGCGGGAGCCACCGCCGCGCCGCCGCGCCGCCGGCTGCCCTGTGGTCTATGGTGTAGTCTCTGATTCTAGTCCTTCCTATAAATTATAAATAGAATACCTAATAGAGTAAGTATAGGAGGAGAGAGGGAGGACTTTGGTGTGCTCAAAAATTGGGCGATATACATATCATCCCTAGGGTTCATTGAAACCCGGCCGTCCGCCCAGCCCGGATCACCCACATTCTATCCCATACCTCAGCAACCGACCACCCGGAATAATGGCTAGAATCGCCTGCGTTGCGATTCGTCTGGATCAATTCGATAGGTGTTTGGCATGAGTGCATGTATCGCATGGGGCTAGCAGGTGTCTTGCTCGATCGGGTCGTATCTCGCATCCGGAATAGTAGAGGAGGCGGGTCATCGGGGAGGCGAAGTTGATTGGAGGGGCGGGGGTGCTTGTAGGTACCATAGGAAACAAGGTTCCAAGTCCGCGGTCAGCGAGTTGGATGAAATGTATATCATCTGTATATCACCCGGTATACTCCACTTAGAGGTTGCTATTCCTTGAACGCCCCACACACTCACCGCCGGAAGGCACCCTCAATATGCAGTTCCTCGCACCTGCCATCCAGTCGCGCGCCGTGGCCGCCGACATTCAGTCCCGGGGCGTCGCGAAGACGGCCAAGGAACTGCGCAAGCTGATCCCGGCCGAACTCATCATCCGCATGCTGGTCGAGACCGCCGTTACCGGCCTGCTGCCGGCGTACGACCGGAACGGGGACGAAGTGGCCGCCGCCACGCCCATCGACCCCAAGACCCGCCTGGACACCCTCCGCTACCTCGCCGACAAACGGGTGCCAAACCCCAAGGTCGAAGACGAGGGCGGCCGGGACTTCGACCCCACCACCCTGCCCGCGAGCGTGAAGGAAGCCCAAGAGCTGACTCCCGCGGAGCTGGATGAGGCGATCGCTGCGACATTCACCATCACCCCGGAGACTTCACCATGCCCCCCACAGAAGGCGACGGATGGTTCATCGTCCCCGGGCACCTCGGCGCCCACCCGACTCCCGTAGGCCCGTTCACCTTCCTCCGCGAAGCCGCGACTGAAGCCCACCGGCGGTTCGGACTGGACAACCCCATCCACTTCCAACGCGTCGAAGAGGGCCGTCCGATCGCCACCCTGGAACAGCCGTTCATCTCATGACCACCCCCATCGACCTCATATTTGGTGCACAACCGGTGCCCCTATCAGTGCCCCCGCCTGAGCCACCCCCAATGGGGTGGCTCGCACATCAACTACGGCGGGCGGAAACGGCCATCGCGGGGTGGCCCCAATGGAAGCGGGACGCGATCGCCCCCGGATGGCGGCACCCTTCGGAGCGGGTATGACTGCCGATCTCGACGCGTCTCGCGACATCCTCCTCGCCGCGAAGGCGAAGCAGGAGGCGGCGAAGACATCACTCCGCCATCAAGTCGAACTGCTCGAAACGGACTGGATGACCGGGGCGGTGCATGCGGAACTGTTCCAGATCCTCGAAGTGTACATCAAGGCGTGCGAGCAGGGGAAGTCACCGCGGCTCCTGATCGAACTCCCACCGGGGTTTGGCAAGACACTGATGGTTTCCCGTCACCTGCCTGCCTTCATCTGGAGCAAACACCCGAAGTGGTTCCAGATCGTTGGCACGTTCAACCAGGACCGGGCGGACGAAGTTGGGCGTGACTTCCGCCGGGTCATGCAGAACGAAACGTTCAAGCAACTCCACCCCCATCTGGAACTGGACTCGCGCACGACGTCGATGTCCTACCTGGAGACGACGAAGGGCGGCAAGCTGTCGTTCGTCGGCGTGGGCGCGGGGGCAACTGGCAAGCGCGCGCATTCGTTCGTGGTCGACGATCCGTTCAAGGACATGGAAGAGGCCGACTCGGAACTGATGCGCAAGAAGGTCGACGACTGGTTCATGGCCGTCGCGTATACGCGCATGCTGCCGGGATGCGGGATCATCATCCTGCACACCCGGTGGCACGAGGACGACCTGATCGGCCGTCGCCTTGCAGCGGCGAAGATCGGCGGCGATCAGTGGATGAGCTACAAGTTCCCACTTGTGGCGACGCAGGACGAATTCAAGTCGGATGGAACGTTGCGCCGGAAGACGGGCGAGTCACTGCACCCGGAACGGTTCACGACGGCAATCTGTCAGCAGATGAAGGATACGTACTACGCTAGCAAGCAAGGTCGGATCTGGAGCGCGCTGTACCAGCAGAATCCGGTGCCGGACGACGGAAACTTTTTCAAGGCAGAATGGTTCAAGAAAGGATGGTATGATCCGCGCAACGTAGCGTTCCCGACGGCGCGCACATACGGGATCAGCACGGACTTCGCGACGAGCGAAGGGAGCGGTGACTTCAGTGTGACGTGGCCGTTCTTCCTGGACGACCGCGATGACATCTGGTTCCTCGACGACATCTTCCTGGAACAGTGCGACACGCAGCGCCACGCGGAAGACATCTGGGCGAAGATCCAGAAGTATGACGCGCGGTACTTGTTCGTGGAGAAAGGTGTGATCCTGAACGGACACCGGCCGGAGTTCCGTACGCAGCAGACGCGGCGCAAACTCTACAACGTGAAGATGGTGGAATTCGCGCGGACCAAGAAGAAGAAAGAACATTCGGTGGCGCTGGCGAACCACATGCAACAGGGGAAGGTGCACTTCCCCGACACGCCGTATTTCCGGGAGCGGATCTATCCGCTGTTCCTCGGATTCGACAACCTGAAGCAGGACGACCCGATCGACACTGCGGCGCTGCCGTTCCTCAGTTTCCACGAGATGATGAAACCGGAAGCGGAAGTGGAGATCCCGGACGCACCGCCGGGAGACTACGTGCACGACTTCATTCAAGCGGCACTCGATGCGGACGAACGGGGGCCGGCGAAGCGCGGGCAGTTCTTCGCGCGGGACGACGAGTGACATGGTGTCCCGGTACTACAAAGGGACGCCGAGCGAGCCGGGGCCAACTGACGCCACGCGGCGCGTGCCGATCAAGAACCGGGCGCACTGGCGAGTGATCGTGGAGTACGACGTGGCGGAAATGCTGAAGCCGTACGAACTGTATCTGGACCATGCGAACCAGCTGTGGGTGCAGGCGGTCACCGGGAAGAAATGGCTGCTGCCGCTGGGCACGTACTCGATCGAAGCACACATCCGGCCGGGGGCGGTAATTCACCCCTTGACTCGCAAGAGACTGAGTTAGTGTACCGTCGGTGTTGCTCTGAATAGGGCAGGCCGAAGTTTTCTCCACCTCCACGGGGTCTCCCCAGGAACTGAACCATGGCTGCTGCCGCGCTCACCAAGTCTGTCGCCGTTTCGACTCTCACCCGCAACAACGCGCTGCCCTTCATCAAGGGTAATGCGCTGTCGTATCAGAGTCCGGGCGCGGCTGTGATGTACGGGGTGAATAGCCCTGGTTCAGGCTCCGCCACCAAGTACCAGCGCTTCCAACAGACGCTGACGGGCAACAAGCACTTCCTGCTCAGCTCGGGTATCAACACCCCTCAGAATACCACCGGCGGCGCGTTGAGCGATCTGAACCAGCTCCGCGTGGTCGCGCTGGTCAACGACGCGGTGACCGCGGCTGGCCGCGCTCGTGGCGATCAGGTCGTCCCCACCAACGCCTTCATCGTGGCGGCTGGCGGCGGCACTGCGGTGGCCGACGCCACCCTGAGCATCAAGGGCACCACCGCCTCCGCTCTGCTCGTCGGTTCGACCAGCATGTCGATCGCCAGCTCGGGTGCTGACACCCAGACCATCCTGGTCGGCGACCGCATCACTGTGGCCACCAGCCCCGGTACGGCCGATGCCACGGTGTACTACGCCACCGCCACCAGCACCGCGCTGAACGGCACCACCGAAGTCCTCGTGCCGATCACCCCACCTCTGCAGGTGGCGAAGGTCGCCACTCAGGTCGTGACCATCGCGGCCGCCAGCGGCAAGGGCATCATCTTCAACCAGACCATCGCTGTCGGCTCCAAGGTCGAAGTGTGGGTGAACGACGCTGCGGACATCACGCAGATCACCGGCGGTACCTTCACCGCGAACATCGACTATCAGGCCGCCTGCTTCGATGTGACCTGGAACACCAGCGCCGCGCTGGTGAATCTCGAACGCCTGTAAGGCCGTGGAGATCCGGCTCGGGTATGTCCAAGCGCTGGGGATCATCGGCTTTGCCGATGGTCCTTACCTTGGGTATTTCCCGTCCGGTGCTCCTGCTATTCCAGGCCCGGTGATCGACTTCTCGATCGATTCCAACAGCATGTACGCGGCGATTGTGTCGGCGTTCGTCTAAGGAGCCTTCATGGCACAGCCGACCCTGACAGTCAAAGACGCGTTCAGCGCCAACATCCTCATCAATACGATCAACCCGAACGGGCAAGCCACGGCGGCCAACAGTGGGCCGGTGGTGATCGCTTCAGACCAATCGAAGATCCCTGTTACACTCCAGAACGCGAGTGCAGTGGCGATCGGATCACTCGGCACCGGCACTGGTGTCGAAGGTTTACTCGTCGCTGCCGGCGCCACCGAGTTCTTCTTCTCGACAGCGAATAGCAGCACAGCTCAACTCGCCGCGGCGGCAACTTTTACCGGCGCCATCGAGAGCATCATCAATGCGCAGGCTATCAGCCTGCTCGTCACGTCGGATCAGACCGGCACGCTGACTCTCAAGCAATACATCGACCTCGCCGGAACGCGCATCAGCAGTTCAGTTCCATACGTGGTCACTGCGGGTGTCCCATTCAGCCGGTGCTTCACGGCGAACGGCAATTATTTCTCTCTGACTTTCGTCAACAACGGTGGCAGCACCACTACCACCCTCAATATCAACACGGCGTTCGGCACCCTGCCAGCCGTTACCTCTCTCGGCAATCTGCCGATCTCCATCTCCGAGATCAACGGTGTTGCGGCGGCGGTCAGCGCCGCTGGCTCGCTCTCGACGACCACCGAAGTGGCCGCGGCCTCCGGATCGATCACCACGCAGAACTTGGTGCCGGCTGGCGTCGCCACCGCCGGCTCGGCAGTCGAAGTGACGATGGCTGGCGGGTCGACCGCGGCGATCCAGGTCACCGGCACCTACACCGGTGCACTCAGTTTGCAGGCGACGCTGGACGGCACGAACTGGATCACGCTCGGCGGTACGCCACTCATCAATTTGAACACCAGCGGCTACCTCGCGAGCATTACGTCGGCACTGCAGTCGGTCTTCCAGTGCGAAGCGGCTGGCGCGCTGAAGATGCGCGTGACTGGGCTCGCGGCGATGACGGGTACCGCTGTCGTCACCATCCGCGTTATCCAGGGTGCGGCCGCGATGGTCGCTCTCGACAACGCACTGCCGGCCGGCACGGCCATCATCGGCGCACTGGTCGGCAACCAGTCGACGAACATCGCTCAGTTGAACGGCGGCACCATCGCCACCAGCAACGGTACGGTCTCGGCGAACACTGCACGCATCGCCATCGCATCGGACAACACGGCGAACTCGAATCCGTGGCTCGACACCCTCGTGCCATCCGCCGCGCAGGGCTCCAGCAGCACGCACCACCTCATCAGCGCCGCCAGCACCAACGCCACGTCCGTCAAGGGCAGCGCGGGCACGGTCGGCGTCCTGCAGTGCTCGAACATCAACGCCGCCGTGCGGTACCTCAAGCTCTACAACAAAGCGACGGCACCCACCGTTGGAACTGACACACCAGTCATGACCATCGCGATCCCACCGAACTCGAACATCAGTCTCGATTGCGGGCCGTACGGCATGCGCTTCTCGACCGGCATTGCATATGCCCTCACGACTGGTATCACTGTGGCGGATACCGGCGCTGTGGCCGTGTCCGAGCACAGCGTCAGCATGTTCTACACCTGAACGGAATCCCATGAAGATCAACGACCCCGTCTGGTTCAAAGACAGCCCCTGTTCGAACGAACTGGCCGACCGCCAGTCCGCAGCCGTCGGCGACAGCTTGGGCGTCGTGGTCGGCATCGAAACGCGTGACGGCGTGGAGTACGCGAACGTTCTGTTCGCCACCTATGGCGCGACCTTCACCGGTGTCCTCGTCGCAGATCTCGAACCCATGAACCCTGACGCACCGAAATCTCTGTTCGGCCGTGTCAAGGCCGTTTTCGGAGGCTGACGTGCCCCTGGCCATTGACCTTTCGGACCGCACGGACAGCAAGAATCGCAACGAGGCGTTGTCGATCACCACGTCACCTGACACGATCACCATCACGGTGAACGCCAATTACCCGCGCGTCGTCGCCTTCCGGCCGACGGTCGATTGCACGCTCTTCGCCCGCTCCAGCGGCAACGCAGCGTTCCCAATCGCCAGCGGCGCGGCGCTGCAGCTGGAGATCGCGCAGACAACCGTCTTCACCGCGGCCGCAGCGTCCGCCAGCGGTCTCCTCCACGCCTTCGTCCTGCGGTAGGCCATGGCCACCCAGCCCGGGTCGCGCGTATCGTCGATGAAACACCAAGCCGGCCACGGGTTCGCCCGCGGCCAGCCGGTCGTCTTCTCCGGCGGCATCTACCGCCTCGCCACCACCTCCACCGGCTTCAATGGCGTCTGCGGCACCATCCCAGACACCAACCGGTTCGAAGTGGTCACCGGCGGCGAGCTGGATGGTCTCGATGGCCTCACCCCCGAAACCACCCTCTATCTGACCGCCACCGCCGGCGTCCTCGGCACGTCGGGGACCATCGCCGTGTTCCGGGCGAATACGGTGGCGACGGCCTGGATCAGTGCGCCGCAGGTGGCCGGGTCCACCGTCGCCGACACCTCGGCCGCCGGCATTGCCGCGGCAATCGCGGCTCACGTCGCCGAAGCGAACCCCCACCCGCAGTACCTGCAGCTCGCCGACATCACCGAAGCGGTCAACACGGCTGTCGCTGGACTCCCGGCCGATTCGCGGTACGTTCGTACCACACCCGCAGCTATCCTCGATACTGACATCGGCGAACTGGTCTGGGATGTCGAACTGCAAACTCAGGTCCTGGACCCGCTTTACACATGACCGCGGCCACACAAACCCCTGCAGCTCTCAGCGTGCCCAAGGCGAACGCGTCGGGCAAGATTGCCGCCGGCTGGATCGACACCACCACGTTCTTCGCCACCATCGTCGACACCACCTTCGCCATCGTCGATGCTGCCGACCCCACCAAGAAACTCCTGGTCGACGTTGAGTGCGCCTCTGGCTTCGCCCTGACCCTCAAGACTGGCATTCAGACCGCGAGCCGATCACTGAGCGTCCCCGTTCTGGCCGCGAACAGCTCTGTGGTCGTCGCGGAACAGGCCAACACCTGGACCTTCGCACAGACCTTCCTCGGATTCGTCGACGCCTCCACTGCCGCCGCCGGGAAGCTCGGCGAAGAGATCAAGAGTACCGTCGCCGCTGCCGCTGTCGGCGCTACCACGGTCACCGCCAACTGGACCTCGATCGCCCTCACCGCCGGCGACTGGCTGGTGTCCGCGCTCGGCATCATCAAGGGCGGCGCCACCGGCCTGACGACGGGCACCACCGCGAAGATGTCCGTCACGACCACCACCGGTGCTGATGGCGTCTCCGGCAGCACGATGGCACAGGAAAGCATCCTCGCCCTTCTCGCGAACGGCATCTTTCCACTGACCATCCCGCAGGTTCGCATCCGTGTCGCTGCGCCGACCACCCTCTACCTCACCGGCAACGTGACCTACGCCGCCGGAACGCCCACCATTGACGCCACCCTCGTCGCCACACGGATCCGGTAACACCATGGTCGATACCCCCAACCGCCCATTCCCCGCGCAGAAACCCCCCGTCCGCATGGCGTGGGCGCGCATCGATCCCGAAGGCAACGTCAGCGCGACGTGGCGAACCTGGAGCGTCCTCGCCGGTGCTGTCGTGTGGGCGACCCTGTTCTATGCCAAGATCGACGCCATCCCGGCGAAGGTCGACGCACTGACCATCGAGGTCCAGGCCCACCGCGAAATCCTCATCAAGGCCAACCTGCTGAACCCCTCCGCCACGATCAAAGTCAACACGCCGTGAACTTCTCCTGGCGCATCTACAGCTGGTCGCTGGTCGCCCTGATCGTCCTCGTACTGCTGTACGGGTGCGGGCCGGTGATACCGACACTCCCCGATATCCTTCCGAAGCCGGAACTGTCAGCACCAAAAGTTCTCCCCGCGGATGCTGGCGATCGTGAACGCGCCGCCTATTTCAAGGACCTCTCCGAGCGCTACGCTGCTGAAGCTGTGCGGTACGCGAAGAACGCCAATACTGCGGAAACAAACGCTCGCCAGTTGTGGTTCAACGTCGCTGGTGGCCTCGCCATTGCCGGCGGCCTCGCCGCCATCATCCTGTCGTTCTTCTACCCCCTGGTCGGTTTCCTCCGCTTCGCCGGTGTCGCAGCGATCGCCGCGGGCATCGCCTCCATCATCCTCGGCCAGATCCTGCCGTACCTCTGGGTCGTTGCGCTAGGCGCCCTGGTTGCTATCGTCGCCTCCATGTACGTCAACCACGGTGAAGCCCTCAAGCTGAACCTGCGCAAGGTGTTTGGGAAACGCAACCATGGATGATCCCACCGCCATCGCTGAAGCTCCTGTCACCGAAGCCCCCGTCGTAGTCGACCCCAATGCCATCGACCCGGCAGAGGCCGCCCTCATCGCCGACTACGAACGCGACCTGAAGGTCCCCTCGAAGCTGTCGAAGTGGTTCAAGGCGTTCCAGAAAGACCGCGACTACGTCAATGACGAGTGCATGCTGCTTGACGCTGAAGACGCCGTCGGCACCAACCACATCCTTCGCAACCAGTTCCTGCTGAGCGCCACCATCGCCGCTCGCGACCCGCAGATCGTGTGGCGTCCCGGCGAGCAGATCTACCCGGACGTCCCGCCCCAGATGGACCCGATGACCGGCATGGTCTCCGCGCCGACCCCCGGCGAGGCGCCGAAGTATCTGACTGATTTCGGTCGCACGCTCACGATCATCGTCAAGGACATCCTGAAGACCAACCGGTTCCGCCAGCGCCTTCGCGGCGCTGTGCAGGACATCGAGACGAACAACCTCGTCTGGATCAAAGTCAACCAGCAGATGGACACCAGCCGCGATCCCATCGGCACGGTGCGCGTCAACGACCAGCAGAACACGTTCGCCCTCTACCGCTACTACCAGCAGCAGGTCACCTCCGGCGAGATCTCGGACGGCTCCGCCGAGATGGAGCGGTTCAAACAGCTGACGGAAACCGTCCGTACGTATCTAACGGCCGAGCTGCAAGAGCAGATCACCATGGCGCCCATCGCGCCACAGATCGATCCGATGACCGGTATCGCCATGCAGCCACCGGACCCCCGGCAGCTGCAGATGGACGCGCTGAAAGCCGGCACGCCCATCCCGTCGACGCTGGTGCCGAACGTTCCGTATTACGTCGGGCTGACCACCGACTTCCTTCTCCCTGATGACGTACGTGTCGACTGGCGCATCACGCGTCCCGAAGACATCTACGACGCGCGCAAGATCTATCACCGCGTCCGCATGACGCGCAAGGAAGTCGGCGTCAAGTTCAAACTGAGCGACGAACAGCTGAAGATGATCCCCAGCTTCCAGAAGGAAGCCAAGGACACCAACGGCTCGAATATCGACGTCGATTACGATCAGCGGCAGAACCTGGAGGACACTACCTCCGGCGCGGAGACCTCCGTCTGGGAATGCTGGGATCGCGAGCTGAACTACGTCTGCGTGTTCATCCCCGGCTACAAGAAGATGCTCCAGAAGTACACCCCCACCGCGGTGTGGCGCAACTGGTTCCCATTCATCCCGGCCCTCTTCAACCGCACCACCGGCCGGTTCGTTGGCATCTCCTCGACCGCGCTGCAGCGTCCCGCGCAGGAAGAAATCAACCTCTTCCGCACGCACGACCGCCACGCCAAGAAAGCAGCTTTCCCGCGCATCCTCGTCAAGAAGGGCGCGTTCCGGAAGGGCGAGAAGCTGAAGTACCAGAACAGCCGGCCGTATCAGGTCATCGAGCTGGAGAGCGTCGACGAAGTCAAGAAGGCCATTTACGAAACGGCGCCCGTCGCCTACAACGGACAGCTCTATGACACTTCTCGCGCTGAAATGGACCTCCAAAAGATGGCTGGGGTGTCGACTGTGGCTGGAGGTGTCACTGGGGCCAGTGACTCCGCGACGGAAGTCGTCACGGCGCAGCAAGGCGTCGACAAGCTCGCCGACTTCAAGTCCGCCATCCTCGATGACGTGATCCTCGACGTCGGCACCTGCGTCGCGGACATCGCGCTGCAGATCCTGCCGCTGAACAATGTCATGGCCGTTGCCGGTCCTGGCGCGGTGTGGCCGGTTGTCGACAAGGAAACCATCTACCGCCAGCTGCACCTCGAAGTTACGGCTGGCAGCATGGGTGCACCCGACACGGAGAAGCGCCTGAAGTTCTGGAAGGAAATGTTTGGCCTCGCCACGGCTTGCGGCATGCAGGCGAAGGGTCCGGAACTGATGGATGTCGTCGCGCGCGACACCGGTATCTACGAAGGGTTGTCGCGGTACTTCGAGAAGGCTCCGATGCCCATGCCCGGCATGGAAGGTCCTGGCGGAGGCGGCGACACGTCGAACACCGCCAAGGGGCCAACCAGTCCCAACTCGCAGCAAGGCCAGGGCGGTGGCAATCCCGGCCCCAGCCAGAACCGCCCCATGACCGCCGCCAACATCCCCGGCCCCAAACCGGGACGATAGAACTCACCCTTGACTTTCACCCCTGGAGACTCCACCATGACCACCGACGCAAAAGAAACTGAGGTTCCGTCAACCTCAGCCCCTCTCCCCGATACCGCCGCCCCAGCAACTCCGGTTGTTGAAGCGCCGATCGCGGACAAGGGTGGCGAAACCCCGGCTGCCCCGCCCGCAGCAAGTGCCGAAACGCCTGTGACTCCCACGAAAGTGGTTGACGATCACGGCGACGAACTCACTCCTGAAGAACAGGATGTGATGGCACGATTGACAGGGCAAAAGACGGAAGAGAAGACGGTTGTGGCGACTCCGGTCGCCACTGAGAAAGTCGAGACCCCGCCACCGGCGGTCGAGACCGCCGAAGAGATCGCCGGCATCAAGCTGCCGACCTCGCACGAGCTGGCCGGGTACAAGCCCGAGACCCGCAAGCGCATCGAGCAGTTCACGGCGAAGCTGAAAGAGACCGAAGGCCCGGCCTCCGCGTTCACCTCGCTGGTGGACCGGTTCCGCGGCAACGGCATCAGCCCCGACCAGTTCCACGCATGGCAGGACCTCGGTCTGGACCTGCGCGCCAAGGACCCGGCAGTGCGGCAGGCGGCCATCGAAAGCCTGCACCAGATCGCGTTGAAGACGGGTCTGAAAGTGGAGACTCCCGAGCCGGACAATGCGGCCGTGGTGGCGAAGATCGCGGAGCTGGAGAAGTCACTGGATCTGGATCCGGCCCATGCGGAAGCCCTGCGTTCGGCTCTGGCCGCTCGCAAGCCGGCCGCGCCGAAGGCGACGGAACCACCTCCTGTGCAGCAGGCGCCCGATCCGCGGGTGCTGGTGCAGCAGGCGGTGATGCAGGAGCGCGTGGAGCGCGCGAAGTACGAAGCACAGGAGTCCCTGGCGGAAGCTGCGGCTCAGGTGCCGGTGAACGACCAAGCGGCGTTCCAGTCTGAGGTCATGGCGGAGATCGCCAAGGTCGAGAAGGGCATGAAGCCCGAGGACCTGAACAACACCATGAAATGGGGTTCGCGCATGCGCGCGGCCGCCAAGACTGTCCTCTCCCGCCGTCAAGCCCAAACCCCTTCCACCGTCCTGCCCAACACCAAGCCCTTCCGCCCGACCACCCCCAACCTGTCCCAGTCCGAAGAACCCAAGCCCGGAACCGAAGAATACGAACTCGGCATCCTCACCGGGAAGATCCAAATCAAACGCTGATCCTTCAGCTAGAAAGCCGCCACCATGGCCATTTCCGTCCCAGCCGCTGTCCTTCAGGAGATCATCAACTCCGTGGACAAAGGCGTCTACAACCGCCGCGCGCCGATCAAGATCGACCGCAAGGCCATGCCGCTGAAGGATTTCTGGTTCAGCCGCATCAAGAAAGTCGAAAGCAACCAGGGCGCCGTTCGCGTCGCTCTGCAGAAGTCGGCTGAAAACCCCATGCAGGGTTGGACCAATCTGGATCCGCTCGCGTTCAACGAGAACGAGATCGATCTGCAGACTGAGTTCAATTTCTACAATCTGCACCTGGGCTTGATCTTCGTCCATGACTACCTCATGAACGAAGGCTACGAGATCGATTTCAACGAGAAGAACGCCAAGATCGCGAGCCCCCTGTCGCAGAACGAAGCGTCGCGCCTGCGCAACATCGTGAAGGACAAGCTCGAAGCGCACTACGACAACTTCGACGTTCAGGAAGATCTGATCCTGCACCGCGACGGTTCGGCGGATCCCAAGCTGCCGCCCGGTCTCGACGCGTTCGTTCCGCTGGCCCTCACCGGCTCGCTGGGCGGCGTTTCGTTCACCAACCCGCTGGTGGCGCCGTACATCAGCCTCGGCCTGACCTACACCGCCGGTGGTACCATGCGCGAAGGCATGAACACTGCGATGTGGAACGCGCGCCTGAACAGCCGCGGTCGGACCAACGGCAAGTACCGCATCATCTGCGGCCGCCAGTTCGCGGATCGTTACAGCCGGTACGCCACCGCCAACAGCTGGCAGGTGCACACCCAGGCTGAGGGCACCAAGAAGCTGGACATCAGCATCTCGGATTCGGGTCTGCAGTTCCAGGGTCTGCCGCTGGAAATCGACCCGACCTTCGACATCCTGGACATGCTGGATGCGCCGGCGATCCCGTGGAGCCTGCGCTGCTACATGCTGCTGGAAGACAGCTTCGTGTACGGCCACCCGGGTGCGCAGGACAAGAAGATGAGCATGCCGCCGGATCCGGCCGACGTCCGCATGACGCGCGTCAGCCTCGACAAGCGCGTGTCGCCGTTCGTCACGATCGGCAACGCCAACGCTGTGGTCACCTCCGCCGCGTAAGTTTCACACTGCGGCGTGCGTTGTCTCCCGCGCGAGCAGTGGGCATACCCCGAGGTCTATGACCTCGGGGTTGCTTTTTATAGACACCCGTCTACCCTGCGAGCGGTGCGTGCGGCTTGGTCTTCGGCCCAAGGCGTACGAGCGCAACCGCCCGCGCCACGTATTCCCACCCCTGGAGATCCACCATGCTTCGTCTTCCACGCGTCCGAGTGCATATCCCCGCCAAGACCTCCCGCAACCAGGACGTCCCCGCCTACGAGGCGGAGATTCTGCGCCGGCTGTGGACTACGTCCGATCGCAAGGTCACCATCACTGAGGTCCCCACGTCGGTTCCGGTCGAGCAGCGCTACATCGACATCCCCGATCCGGCGATGGAATTCAAGCGCGTCAGCGACAAGTACCAGAGCGCCATGGCCCCCGGCAAGAAGACCCCGCTGGTGCCCGAGATCTGGCCCACCACCGACGACTTCATCACCTACTTCGCCGGCCTCATCGAGAAGGCCGCCGACACCGACATGTACGTCGGCAACATCATCCCGAAGATCAACGTGCCGCGCGAACTGCTCGAAGCCCGTTTCGAAGGTCTCACGCAGGAGCTGGCAGAGGATCTGGTCAAGATCGGCATCACCGGCATCCTGGATCTGTCTCGCCGCGATCTGATGTCCGTCTGCGCCGCTCGCGGCATCACGCCGGCGCTGGCGAAGTCGCTCATCAATCAGGCGAAGGCGAAAATCGAGTCGGCCACCCTGGTCGGTTCGGCGTCTCTCGAATAAGGATCGCACATGGCCCTCGCCCCCGAGAAGTCGCTGGTGGAACTGCGCAACGCCGTCATGGAGCGTTGTGTACTCAACACCACCGGCAACCTCGGGGCGCGCGCCCAGAAGGTCGTCGACAGCTGTCTGAACTCCGCGCAGCGCGTCCTCTACTACGACCACGATTACACGCGGCTGCAGGTGCGCCGCACGATCACGCTGTCAAATGGCGTGACCACCTACGACTTCCCCGATGACATCGAACCGGGCCAGATCTTCAACCCGATCTATGTGCGGCGGCTCTCGGACCAGCGGATCTTCCCGCTACGTCCTGGCATCAATTGGATGGAGCGCAATGCGGCGCAGGTGACCACCACGAATAGCATCCCGTGCCGGTACACCTTCGAGAATGAGATGCTGACGATCGCCCCGGCGCCGGACACCACGCTGTACGACGCCCTTGTCTACGATGCCTTCCTTGCGTGCACTCCGCTGGTCGGCGAGACCGATCTGTGCACGATCGACAGCGAAGCCCTGATCCAGATGGCAGAGATCATGGTTCGCCCCCGCATGGGCCTGCTCGCCATCTCCGGTGCGGACGCCATCCTGGCGAAGTACCTCGACAGCCTGAAGACGCAATCGGGTGACGACGGTGATTGCCTGCTGGGCGGCGCAACCTCCGCTGTGGTCACCCCGGAAGGCACCGACCGTCTAGTTCGTCGCGACGTTGGCTGGGACGAGGGATGGCAGCCTTCAGGGATCTGGAGCTGATCCGTGGCCACCCGCAGCGCCGGCCCCTGGCCGAAGGGTTTGGACCTCCGCACCATCGCCGACGACGGCGACCCGAAATCGTTCCGTACGGCCACGAACGTCGACCTGCGCACCGACGGCTCGGTCGGCGCCCGCGATGGCCTGGAACCAGTCGCCACGCTGCTCTCTGAGTCCATCGGCCTCTATTCGATCAACGGTTACCTTCGGTCTGTCATCCCGGCCGGCTACAGCCTCGCGCTGTCGACCATCGGCCCCGTGCCCATCTACTACGACTCCGTGGGCGACGGCACCGTGTACGGCGCTGGGACGATCACCAAGGTAATCGCCGTGACCTCATGGGGTGTCGATGCCGCGATCGGCGCCTATCCCTACATCCTGCTGCAGCGCGACACTGGCCGGTACGAGCACCACTGGATCACGGACACGCCAGTTCCGAACGTCAATGGTGCACCTCCGCCGCCCTACGTGCCGTCGAACGATCCTGTGTCGACGAAGGTGACCACCCTCCAGCTTGGCTTCGAGCCGGGCGGGGCCATCGCCAAGACCGCAGAAAAGATCTGGGCCATCGACAACGTCAACGGCACCGTGCACTTCTCCAGCACCACCGCCGGCCCCCGCGACTGGACGAAGGTCGCCGACGCCGGGTTTCTGGCTACCCTGCGGAATGCAGTGTCCGATCGACTGATCCGCGGCCTTGGCCTGTACGACCGGTATCTCGCCGTCATCTTCAGCGACTCCGTGCAGTTCTGGCTGGTCGATCCGGACCCGGCGCTGCATCGGCTCGACCGGGTCATGAACGGCCCTGGCACGGAGTATCCCGGGTCGATCGTGAACGTCCGCGGCGACCTGTTCTATTTCAGCGCCGGCGTCTTCAGCTCGATCAAACAGTCGTCGTACACCGGCCAGCTGCGCGAGGGCGACATCGGCGCCCCGATCGCGCCGGAAACGTCGTTGCTCACCACAGCGCCGACGGCCATCTGGTCGCAAGCCCGCTCGCAGTACATCTGCGCGTTCGGCAACGACGTATGGGTCTACACGCTGTCCGAAACGTCGAAGGTGATGGGCTGGCGCAAGTGGACGCTGTCGGTTCCGGTGGAGTATCTGGTGGAGCACGACAAGCAATTGTACGTGCGTTCTGGCGCTACGCTCTACCGATTCAACCCGAACTACGTAGACGGCACCTCGTTCACCTTCGAAACACACTACGACCACTTCGGCGCCCCTGGTGTGCGGAAGTTCGCCGCAACGGTCGACGTGGTGATGGAAGGTACCGCGACGCTGTCGTTCATGCCCGACGTGCGCGACACGACGCAGATCGAAGCCGGGCCAACGATCACCGGCGCTACCTCGACCCAGAACGACATCCCCGCACTTGTCTCTGGCGAAGCGATCGCGACGCGCTTCACTGGCGCTGTCGGCGGTGCCACGCCTTGGGTGCTCGGCCGCCTGTCGTACAAATACACGGTCTTGGGGCTCTGACATGACGTCGATCTTGAACCGCGATGTGGCATTCGGCGCGATCACCGGAATGGGCGGTCCCAACGCCAATCCACTCGTCGCGCTGGCCGGGCCGCGCCACACCATCCTGCGCGCCGCCAAATCCGGCGGTCAGATGCAGTACCTCGGTGAATCTGCAGATCTCGGCGGCGAACCGCTAGCAGTCGAGAATTCGTCTTCGCCGAACTTCCATGTGTTGACGACGAAGGGCATGGTCCGCGTCAGCAACGTGTCGGCGCCGCAAGTGGTCTCGACCACGCTGTTCGATCCGGGCGGCGGCCGCTGGCTGGCGTTGTTCGGTTCGTTCCTCGCGACCCCATTGGCGAACGGCGGTGTCCAGATCCTGAACGCCACGACCGGCGCTCAGATCTCTGTGCTCACCGGCATGATTTCTGATTCGCGGTATGCGGTGGCGCACACGGCGCAGGGCGTGCTGTATGTGGTTGACGGCAAGACAGCGAATATCGCCGTCATCAAGGTCAACACCACGACTGGCGCCATGACGTACGTCGGCAAGGTGCGTGCGCCGAACTGCCGTGATATCATCAAAGTCACCGCCGACCTCTTCAACGCGACAACCGGACAGCTGTTCGTCGTCTGCCGCCGGCGCATCGTGCGCTTCACGTTCCCGATCGCGGCTGTCGCAAATCCGGATCTGCTGCTGCCGACATTCGCTCGGGACTACGGCGTGGCCAGCGTCGACTACACGGATCTTGTCGTGATGTCCGACAACAAATATTGGATCGCGCAGGATTATGTCACGTCGCCGACGCCGCTGGATAATTTCTACGGTCCGACCTTCGGCGTCTGGGATTCGACGATCGGCTCCGGCGAGATGTTCGTCGCCGCGCCCGAAGGTTCGATCTGGACGGTGAACAACGCAACGCCGTATTACACCGTCACGACCGTTCCAGTCACGCCCCCGCCACCTGTGGTCGTCGTTCCACCAACGCCGCCCCCGGTCGTCGCGCCCGCCGCGCCGGTCATCACGTCGTCACTCATCGCGAGCACGACCGAAGATACGGTATGGTCGTACACGATCACGGCGACCGGCACCGGACCAATCACTTACTCTGTGTCGTCACCCCCGGCGTGGCTGACGTCAATCAACGCCCTCACCGGCGCCATCTCCGGCACTCCGCCAGATCCAGCGACGGTGAACCTGACAATCCGTGCGACCAATGCGGGCGGTACGACTTCGGCTACTCTCGTCCTCACCGTCACTGCGGCGATCGGCAACAACACCGGCGTCTATACGAATGGCGCGATAAATAGCCTCGCGGTAGTCGGGAATCTCGTCTACTGCGGCGGTCAGTTCACCAGCGTCACCGATGCCTCTGGGTCCCTGACGCGAAACAATCTGGCTTGCCTGAATCTGACGACCGGGCGCTGGACGACCTGGAATCCGAACTGCAATAACGCGGTCCAGAAGATCGTGGCCCATTCCGACGGCGATATCTATGTGAACTATCCGGTTTCGACTGGCAGCATCGGTGGCGTCGTGCGGCAATATATTGCTCGTATCGACACGTCCGGAGCCCTGGTGACTGGGTTCAATCATACTTTCAATACCACCGTGACTGACATATGTTCGTCGGGAAGTTTTCTCTACGCTGTCGGATCATTCGCTACCGTGAGCGCCACGGCTCGGGCCTCTGGATGCGCCTTCACCGGCAATTCCCTGAACTCTTGGCAGCCGCAGAACGCTCTCGGCCAGTTCGGAGCGGGATGGCAGCGCTGTACGCCGTTCGGAAGTCAGATATTCCTCGCGGGCAACAGTGCCGGCCAATTCATCGATACCGGGAATACCGGGCTCGGAACGCTCGCGAATTCCATCGGCGTGGCGAGCGCTGCCACCGGAGTCTTCTCGCAGGCTACACGTCGGTATCAGGGAGCGACGTGTACCAGCGCTTCGCGCGATGCGAGCTGCTCGATCGGCGGCACTCTGTATTTTGGGGCCAATAATCAGGGCATTCTCTGGGTACCAGCGCCGCTGGCCGCGTCAGGGGCGCCACCGACCATTGCTACGGATCTACCAGCGTTCAGCACGACGCTTGCGCTCTCTACGCCGCCGGCGCCGACGATGGTCGGCACGAACTTCACGGTCGGAACCGACGGCTCCTCGCTGTTCTTGGGCGGCGACCAACTGACCAGCTTCAACGGCGACTCAGCCCGTAAATACCTCGTCAAACTCGACACGTCTGGAACCCTCATCTCCGGGTTCACGTTCGCCTCGCGCGGCAACGCCAGCTTCGCTTCCTCGAACCCGTCGATCTATGTCACCAAGCCCGCGCTCGGCGCCATAGTGGTGGTCGGAAACTTCTCTGGTGCGTCGAATACCTACGACGGCACGCGCGCCGAAAACATCTTGATCCTCAATGCCACCACCGGCGCCCGACTCTAGTCCTTCCATTCCCCGCTTCCCACGCTAGGTTCACCTCATGCAACCCCCATTTGCCGCCCGGAGCACGAATTTCCAGCGCGACGCCAACAACGGGCTGACAGCGCCGTCGGCGGCGGGGGTCGACAGCGAGCTGAACGCAATCATCAACGTCGTCAATCAGGCCATCTTGCGCCTTCGTGGCATCACTGAGGCTGACGGCACTCTGGTCAACTTCGCTTCCGCTACCGCCCAAGCACTGGCCGGTACGCAGGACTTCACGGCGACTGCAGCGCAGACGGCATTCCTGACGTCGATCACCTGGACCGCGGCGTTCACCTCGTCGAACGTCTTCGTGTTCGTGAACAACATCAAGCTATCGACGGCGGCGGTGACGGTGGCCAATTCCGGCGGCTTCCTGCAGGTGACGGTCACCGCACAGGCGGCTGGCGCTGTCGTCACCATCGCGGCCTTCGAATCGGGTGCCGGGCTCCTGTCCCGGCTCCAGACCATCTCGGCGACTGATGGCGCCAGCCTGATCGCCATCAACGACGCCGGCGGGTTCTTCGCCGCCGTCCAGGTGGAAGCCGCCCTCCAGGAAGAGGCCACGGCGCGCGTGGCGCTGACCGCTGCGATCGGCAACACCGCCGACCTGATCCGCCGCACCGGCACCGTCCCCTTCACCGCCGCCCAGTCCATGGGCGGCTTCAAGCTGACCAATCTGGCCAATGGCACCGCCGCCACGGATGCTGTCACGGTCGGCCAGATGAACGCCTACACGGCCGTCTGGAACGCCCTCCAGTCGTACTTCCTGCGCCTGGATGGCACTGTCCCCATGGGCGGCGCGCTCCAGATGGGCGCGAACAAGATCACTGGCTTGGCGAACGGTACGGTCGCCACTGACGCCGTGAACAAGAGCCAACTCGACCTGTCCCTGAAGGCGGACGGTACGGTCACCTCCGCCGCCAACCAGAACATGGGCGGGTTCAAGATCACCGGCCTCGCGGCCGGTGTCGCCGCGACCGACGCGGTCAACCTGTCGCAAGCCCAGTCCCTGGTGGCCGGATTCGCCACCCTGGTCGCCTATCAGGCCGCCGGCACCTTCGCTTTTGTCGTGCCAGCTGGCATTTCGAAGCTCAAGACGGAGGCGTGGGGGGCGGGCGGCGGCGGCAAAGCGGCGGTCGGCTACCCGGCGGCCGGCGGCGGTGGCGGTGGGTACACCACTGCGATCCTCGCCGTTACGGCGGGCGAAACGCTGACGATCACGGTGGGCGCCGGCGGCACCGGCGGAGCCGTCCCTACGGCCGGTACGGTCTCCAAGATCACCCGGGTCGCCACCGACCTGACGACCGCCAACGGCGGCGCGGCGGGTACTGTCGCCACTCCTGCCGGCGGCACCTTCGCCTTCGACGGCACGGTGACGGGCTTCGGGATCAATGGGCAGGCCGGAGAGGCTGGTTTCAACGACAACGATGGTGTCGGCCACTTCGGTGCTGGGTACGGCGGCGATGCGGCCCGCGGCGGGTGGGGGGGCAAGGGGTACTCCACCGGCTCCGGTGGTGGTGGTTCTACCTACGCCAATGGTGTCGCCCCGGGCGGCGGCGGCGGCGCGGGCGACGGTGTGGGCGCCGGATCAGGCGCTGCTGGCGCTGTGCTCATCTCCTACTAAGGTCCTGTCATGCCCCAGTTCACCGACGAGTACAAGATGTGGTCCGACATGCCGGACCGGGCGGTTCAGCCGGGCGAAGGTGGTACGCGTACCATCGGGGCGTGGCGTGGCTCTCCGGCCGGCGCAGTCGGGCATCAGGGCGGCATGCAGGACAGCGGGTACACGTACAATCCGAACTGGTCGTCGCAAGACTACATCCGAGAGAACGTCAAATCCGACGTCAAATCGCCGGCAGCTCCGTGGCTGTATGCGACGCCGAGCGGCAATGCCGCGCTGGCGTACCGCGCGTTTTCTGGGCGGAATGCCTTCAAGAAAGCCCGCAACGGAGAGCGCGAACGCGCGCGGGTTTTCGAGGAGCAGAAGCAGAATTTCATGGCGCGTCGGCCGACCGACTACCTGAACGGCTATGATCCGACGTCGCGCACGTCGCAATACGCCAGTGAACGCCTGGCTGGCGGGAAAGCCGCGACCCAGGAAGAACTCCAGGCCGTCATGGACCAGGAGGAGCGCGATAATCTCCGTGGTGTGGCGACGCACAAGATCAACGACTATTTCAGCGACCCCGCGCGGACGAACGAATACGAACGGCTGACGCAGGACCAGCTGAAAGCCGACACGCAGAACATCGGCACCACCTTCGACAACGCCGACACCAAGGCCAAGCTCGCGGCCGCGCGCCAGGGCTTGACGGGCGGATCGGTGGAAGCCGAGAACTCGGCGACTCTCGGCGGGCAGCGGTCATCGGCTCTGGTCGGCGCCGCGCAGGGCGCGAACAAGACGTTCAGCAATCTCACCGCGCGCGACCGCGCGGTGCAGGACCAGCTGTTGTCCCTGGTCAACTCGGACGATCCGTACCAGCGCCAAGCCGCGGCCGCGCAGCTGCAGGGCATGCAGCAGCAGACCGCGAACGACGCGTACCAGACCGCGGCTGACCAGACCCGGCAGGAAGCCGGCCAGTTCAACCAGAACCAGATGTCCCAGTCGATCGGTGGCGGCCTTGCTGGTCTCACCAATCTGATTCAGCAGGACCCGAACCGCGGCACCAATCTTTCGGCGTGGTACGGCACGCCAGCACGGAGCTAATCATGGCGGGCGGCGGACTTTACGGAGCAGTTCTTGGGGCCGGTGGCACAGGCTTGAACCTGTACGCCGACCATCAGGTGCAGGGCGCCATGAACGGTGCGCTGGGCCAGCAGGATCAGGCCATCGCGCAGCACGGCGCTGATGAACTGGCGGCGTCTGAAGCGGCGCGTGCCAAGCAAATGGGTCTCACCCGCCGGAAGTTCGGTGCGATCGACGACATGCTCGCCGGCTTCACCAAGCCGGCTACCGACCCCCGCGCGCAGCAGCGCATCACCGATACGGTCGCCGGTGGCACGCCGATCGCCGCGCAGACGAACGGGCAGCAGACGGCTTGGAGTCAGCACGCCGCGGCGCCGATCGACGCGCGTACCCAGAACCTGATGACCCTGGCCGGTGACGCCGCACAGCAGGACACGCAGACTCAGCAGCGCGGTGACGCGCTGTCGGGCTTCGGCCGGGCCGACCAGAACCTCGGCGTTGAGAGCCGGGACTTCAACGCGCTGGCGGATGTCGAAGGCGCTGCCCGGAACCGGGCGTGGCAACAGCGTCTTTCGAAGCTGCAGCGCGCGTTCACTGACGCCCAGCATGCCGGAGACAACACCCGGTTGTGGGGTTCGATCCTCGGCGGTGCCGGGCAGATCGCCGGCGCGGCGGGCGCGAACAGTGGTACTCAACCAGCGGAGCCGGATTATGGTTCCCGCGTAGTCGGAATGTACTAACATGCCACTTCCCTCCTTCAACTACGCCGCCATCAACGCTCCCGGCGGCATCGCCGCCGGCCTCGGCGGCCTCAGCGCCGCTCTGGTCCAGGCGCCGCAGGAGAAACGTCGGCTGGCGCTCGCCGAGCAGGCGGCGAACGATCGCCGCGCCAATGACGAGCAGGACCAGCTGATGCGGCAGCAGGCGATGGACGACCGCCATCACAGCGCGGAGGTCGCCGCGCAGAACGATGCGCGGGACTTCGAGTACAAGAAGACGAACGACCAACGCAATTACGAACTGGCGTCGCAGAACTCGGCGACTCTCGGTGCGGAGCGCGTCGGCAACGCCGTGCACAACTTCCAGACGGGTGGCGGACTGATGGGTCTGCTCGCCGGCAAGCCGCCGACCGGTGCCGGCCACGCGCCGAACCCGAATGCGGATCTGATCCCGGACTACCTCCTGAAGGACGTGGAAAGCCGCGTCGGGGAGAAAGTCAAGGCGATGCAGAAGTCGATGAACAACGCGGGTGGTATCACCGGCGCGTTGAACCAGCAGCAGGTTTCTCCGGGTGTGATTGAAGACATGCGGCAGAACGAATTCAAGGCGCTGGGATACAGCCCCGTCACGAAGCGCCGTCTCGGTCCTGGTACCATGAACGCGGCCGGGCAGCCCGCCAGTCCGCAGCAGATGCCAACGCCGTCAGATCAGCCGTCACAAGCGCCGAACCAGAGCCCAGATTCCGACGCCGACATTCTGAAGTTGAAACAGCAGCATCCGCAGTATGCTACTATCCCAGATGACGAATTCATTCGTCGGGTGCGCGCCAAACGTCAGGGAAAGTAAGTCATGCCCAATCCGAATGACCCGCTGGGCCTGTTGTCCGACGACCCGCTGGGCATTCTGACGGACGATGTGGCACCACCGCCGGTGGTGCCGATACACGTCCGCAAGCGGATCGCTGCCCCGCCCCTGGCGAACGCCCCTCTCAGCCCCGAAGCGTGGCAAACGCAATTCGACCAGCTCAAGGCGCAGGGCGGCCTCGGGGCGCTCGCCGAGCAGGACGCGATCGATGCGACACCGCTGGCTGCTTCGCCGGCTCCGATGCCGGATACGGCTGGCGGGCGCATTGCGGAGGGTTTCGGGGGCGTCGGGCACGGACTTCTCGGAGCGCTTCATCGGACCACACAGGCGATCCGTGCACCTTTCTACACCCAGAACGTCGACCCGGTAACCGGGGCGCCGGTCGATCTCCCGTACACCGAAGATGCCGGTGGTTTCGCCGGTTGGTTCGGCTCCGGTTCCCCGACTCCTTCCGTCCGCCGTGTCGACGATCCGGTCGGTGCGCACTACGGTGATCTGGCTGCCGAACAAGAGGCGATGGTTGCCGCCATGAGTCCGGCTGCACGCATCGCTGGCGAGGGCGCGCAGTTCGTCGGGCAGACTGCACCAGCGCTGAACCCCGTCCTCGGCGGGACGATCGGCGCCGGCACGGCGCTCCTCGAAAACAAATCCGACGTCGGTGTCGGCGTGAACGCCGCCCTCGGTGGTCTCGCCGCGCCGTCGGGTCGTATCGCCGGTGGTATCGCCGGCCTGTTCGGCGGCTTGACCAATCGCGCGACGCGCGCTGGTCTGCCGACCCTCGGCAAAGCGCTCAGCGTCGGCACCGCGCCTGTCGTCGCCGACACTCTGGCTATGGGCGGAATCGGTGGCGCCATGGGCGCCGGCACCGCGGCCGAGACCTCCCTGCTGGAAGACAACCCAGAACTCGCTCAACAGGAATGGGACGCCACTCTCGGCACCTCCGGTTCCATGGCCGGGCTCGGCGGTCTGACTTCCCTCTTGACCCGTGGTCGCGGCGCTATGCGCCCTGGACAGCGCGCCTTCGACCTGCGTTCGCCAGCGGAGACTGCTCCCGCCGAAGTGCCGATCGCCGAGCCGGTTCCGGCCGGCGTGGATTCCTACCTGCCGCCCGACGTCGTCGCGCGCATGAAGAACCAGCCCGTTCAGCGCAACCTGCTGAACGAAGGGAGTCCCGTCGATCTGCAGTCCCTGGAGTCGCCGCAGACTCAGGGTGCACTTCTCAATCCTCTCGACCGTCAAACTGGTGGCATGGGTCCCGACCGTCCCGGCTACAGCCCTACCGTTATCGCTGAAGGCGGTCCCGTCGATCCCTTCACCATGCAGGCGAAGCCGCGCATCGATCCATTCCCGGCGAACGAAGCGGCCCCCGCCGACCCCACCGCCGCCCTCGGTCGCGAAGTCGCCGACATCCAGGGCCGCGAGCAAGCGCGCCAGAACGCCCCCATCGAAGACCCGCTGGGCATTCTGGGCGAGGAGGTCGCCGCCAATCAGCAGGCCGCCGTTCGCGCCCGTGACATCGCCCCCGAGGCTGCCGATACCAATCCCGCTGGTATGGCGCCGATCGTCACTGCTTCTGGCACCCCTCGGCAGCGCCCGATGGACCTGAAGCCCTCTGACGCCATCCTCACCCGCGAGCGCCGCGCCGGCGAAGTGGATCCGGATCAGCAGACGCAGGAGATCAGCCCTGACATCGTCGCCGAGCTGAACCGTCGCGCCGATCAAGCCGACCGCGCGCAGTACGGCAAGCAAATCGAACGGCTGGCTCAGCGTGTCAAGGGGGAAACTCCGGAGTGGAAGGCTCAGCGCGAGGAGTGGGGTGCGCAAGCCAAACGCGACACCAGCCCGGAAGGGCGCGCCGCGGCTGCCGCTGATGACGCTGAGATCCGCGCTCGCGGCGGCCGCCCCAGTGAAACCGCCACCGGCCTGGACACCGTCCCCGAACATGACGGCGGCGCGCAGAACCTGTTCGACAGCGAAGCCGCTCCCGCCCCCATCGCCAGCTGGTTCAACGATCTGGCCGACGCCGACCGGATCCGCACGCCTGCTGCTCGCCAGCCCGTTGACATCCGTCCTGAGCCCCGTACCGCCACCGAGCCCGGCGTCGCGCCGGTGGTTCCGGGCCGCGCGAAGAATCCCGTCGAAGACTTCATCAACACGATGCCTGAAGGTGATCGTGCGGAGGCGCGCGCTGCGGCCAAAGGTTGGGATGGCAAATCCGACCCGCAGGGCATGATCGGCAACATCAAGATGGCTGTCTACGGCCCGCGCGAGCGCGCGGCCAAGAAAGCCGCCCGCCTCGCCGCTCAGGAGAAAGCCAATGCCCCATCCCGTCCGGCACCAGAAAAAGCGTCAGAAGTACCTGCAGGCGAAGTTCCGCGAGCGGCGGAACCGGCGCCAGGAGTCGAGCCCGTTGGACGTGGAACCGAAGGAAGTCCTGCCGTACGTAGCGGGGACGCCGGTGAAACCCGGCCCGGTAACCGCCCAGATGTTGAACGCGCTGATCCAGTTCGAACCGAACTGGATCGCAAACAACCACCAGCTCCTGAAACGGACGCTGGTGCCGGAGGTAGTAATCTCTCTCGCCGTGGCGCGACTGTAGATCCGATCGACGAGGCCGCAAAGCTCGTCGGTCGCGGAGTGAAAAAGGTCGGCCCACTCATCAAGAGCGCCGCCAACGAAGCCGCCATCCTAGCCTCCCCGGTGAAGCTCGGCAAACAGGTCGTGGACTGGTATCAGAAACCTCTGATCGATCGCGTCGCTTCCGGTGGCGGCGAAGTCGGCCAGGAATTTGCCAAGCGTGCCCGCGAAACGAATGACCGCGCCCGTACACTGGAAGGTCAGCTGGCCCCCCTGCGCCGCACCGCCGCCGAAACCGTCGGCACCTCTCGCGACGGTCGGATCGCCGGCCGCAGCTTGACCAACATCGAATGGGACGGCGAGTTCGGCCGCGCCCGCTCGCACCTCGTCGCTGAAGGCCAGATCGATCCAACCCCGCTGGAAGCCAAGTGGCAGAAAGCGCACCAGGAGCTGTTCTACGCCTCCGGCAAACAGGCGGAAGACGCCGGCCTCATGCAGCGCCAGTCGAACGGGAAAGAAGTGCCGTTCCGCGCCGACAAGAACCGCAAGGAAGCCATCCGCGCCCCTGAAGCGGAACTCCGCTGGCTGGTTGCACACCCCGCCGATCCAAACTCCCAGAAGCTCATGGCGCACGTCGCCGAGAAGAACGGAATGAAGACTGAGGAGCTGCAGTCGCTGATGGAGGCCGCCTTCGGCGAGCGTTCCCTGGAGCGCCCTGCCGCCCTCGAACAGGCTCGCGGCCTGAAGTATTTCCCCACGCACATGCGTGGTGAAGGCGGCCGGATTATCCCCCTCCTGAAGTCGAACCCCCTGACCATGGTCCAGGACCTCGCCACGCGCACCCCCATGCGCACGGCGTTCCACGAGAAGTTTGGCAATGAGACGCCATCGAAGGGCGTCGAGGAATACGTCAAGGCCGGCGGCGAACGCGAGCACGCCGAAGACCTCTTCCGTGCGCTGAACGGCATGCCCCTCGACAATCCCGGATCCGGCCCCCGCCCCGGGTCCGGCCTTGACATCTTCGCCCGCCGTCTCGGCGCCGCGATCGGCATGCTCCGTTCCGCGAAGCTGTCCCTGTCAGCCGCCGTGAACGCTCCGGAGTCCTTCGCCAAGACCCTGCCCATGGCCGGCGTCACGCCCTACGTTCGCGCCCTTCGCAAGCTGTTCCGGCACCCGGCGGACGCCGCCACCGAGATGGAGAACATGGGCGCCATGGCGCTCCACGAGTTCAACTGGCACCTCGAACCCGGCAAGCGCCTGGAGCAGGTCGAGCGCGTCGTCCGCGACGTGCTGGGCATGCCGCTGCACGTCATCGAGCAGAAGAACGTCACGCTGGCCACCCTGGCCGGCGCCGTGAAGGCCGCCGACCTGAAGGCTGGCCGCGGCACCATGTTCGACCGCGTGCGCCTGAATTGGCTCGGCTTCAAGCCCGACGAGATCACCGCCCTGATGGACGGCACCGCCAAGCCGGAGCAGTATCAGGCCGTCATCAGCCGCTTCCCCGAGTGGACGCAGGGCCATGCCTCGAAGCCCTCCGAAGGTTCCCGCGCTGGCGGCTCGAAGTGGTGGAATACGCTCATGATCGCCGACCGGTTCCCCCGGATGACCATGGCCCGTTTCATGCGCGCCGCGAACTCGATCCCCGAGCTGTGGAAACAGGGCGAGAAGGGGCAGGCCGCGGCTGCCGCCGCCCTGCTGACCGGTATGGGCCTCGGGCACACCGTCGCCGGCGGCGCCGGTCTCCTGATCCGTGCGTCTCTGGTTGGCGCGCTCGGCGCGTACGGCAGCAAGCTGCTCACCGGCGAGGACAAGGTCTCCGCCTGGAAGGACTTCCTGCTGTCCTCCCTGTCGTCCTCCCTCTTCGGCCCCGCGGCGACTGCCGTCGGCTCGACCACCTCCGCCCTCACCGGTGTGGGTACCGATCCGAATACCAGCCCGTCGCAGCTGGTCACCGGCGCCATGCTGCCCGTCTCCGCTGCTGAGGACGCCATCAACCTGACGCGCGCCATCATGGGCGAAACCGGCCTGCCCGGGTCGCGCTACAAAGACCTCTACCCGGCCGACGCCGGCCTGAAGTTCCTGGAGAGCAACGTACCACTGATGAAGGCCGCGGTGAATGTCGCTGGTGCAATGGGCGTCGGCACCCGCGATCTGCCCATGGAAGCCGCCATGACGTCGTACTGGGATTGGCGCCGGCGGTATGCTCCGTTCGAAGGTGCGTCTGCACCCACCGAATTCAGTGAGTTCCGCACCGCGTCGAAGAAAGCCGCGCGCATGGTGCAGAACGGCCAGGACCCCACGGAATTCCTGGAGAAGGCGCTGTCGGCGAAGATCACAGGCGGCGTCGCGCGCGAGAAGGCTTTCACCGCCCTCTCCACGTCCCTGATGTCCCGCCGCGTGCTCGACGACCTGAAGCCGGAACAGAAAAAGGCCGCGGCCGATTACCTCGGAGCCGCGACCTTCGACCGGATCTCTACCTACGACCGACTGTTGGAGGCTTGGTCTCAGCGGCTGAAAGATGCCCGCTGATCTCCGTCAGCAGCCGAGCCTGGAGCTGAACCGCCAGCTCCCGGTTCGGCTGGTCCGCCGGTTTCCAGTTCTCGTTCTCGACTCCCGGATCCACGATCGCCGTCACACAGGAAAGAACTTCACCCAGCGTCGCGAGACGCTGGGTGGCTTGGTCGTAGGGGACGGGAATCATTTGACCCCCGTAAAGGTCGAGCCGCGAACAGGCTCGGCGACGCCGACGATTTTCAACAGGAACCATTTTTCCTGTCGGTTCTTCGCCGCCGACGTGACGTATTCTTCGGCTTCTTTTCTAGTGTTGTAACTGTAGGTGACCCGGTCGTCGATATGGACTCTGTCGTCGATGTGGTTGGTGGCGATGTATTGTTTCATTGGAAGAGTCTCCCGAGGTAGGACGTGTCCCCGATAATAGGTACGGAAACCATCAAGAAATGGCCAGATCTGGATTCGAGCGCGATTCCGTATCCGTGCACATGTCCGGTCGGTCGGCTGTGAGCATATAACTGCTGCCGTTTGGCGAGGCATCCGAAGGACCAAACTCCAATGTCGCCCTGACCGACGGTAGATGTGACGTTCGCGTGGCTTTGATGATCGTGTCCATGAACAACAGGAGCCCCGAAACGGGAGAGAGTTCGACGAGGGTCGGAGAACCCCGGGTCATGGACGACAATGATCTTCCCGCGCTTGATGGCGCCAGGGATGGAGAGTCCGTCATACGTTTCACTCCTGCGGTAGTACGGGATGCCGCGCCCCTTCAGATCCAACAGGTACTGCGGCGCGAACGCCTTCTGCATGAACTTCGAATCCTTGCCGTTGCCCAGCGCCTGCTGAATGCACCAGCGTTCTACGCGATCTTCATGGTTGCCTTCGATCATCTCGATCTTCGTGTTCGGGCAATTCTTCTGCAGCGTATCGAGGATCCCGTTGCTGGTCGTGATGTCGTTCTCGTAGCTGTACTCCATCTGCGCCTGATACCCGATGACGTGGTGCGCGGCCAGGAACCCGCCGCAGTCGACCAGATCCCCGAGATTCGTGATGTAGTCCGGCTGCAGGCGCTTCATGTCTTCGAGGAACAGGCTGACGGCCATCGGGTCGCAGTACGAACCATGCGTATCCGGCCAGAACACGCGGATGGTATCATCCTTTCCCGCGCGCTTGACCGTCTTCACGGGCTTGAACTTCTTCGCTTCTGTCAGGCGGCGAACCTGTCCGGAAAGCCGGTCGATGGTCTTGTTCAATGCGTTCGTGTCGGGCGGCGTGCCTTTCGCATAAGTGTCCGGCGGGGCAGACACCTTCAGCCGCTTGCCGGCCGCGATCCGGTTTCGGAAGGTGCTCTCGGCGAGACCGAGAGAAGCTGCCGCCGCGCGATGACTGCCCTTGTGCGCAGTCAACGCCTTGGCGGCTTCTTTGAGGTGGGGGGTTTGGAGTCCGGGGTTCATTTGTTCACCAGCTTGTCGATCTGTGCGTAGAGGTCTTCGACGGTACCATCGTTGTCGATCGTGACATCGAACGGATGGGAGTCCAGT